GCTTTATTATAAAAAGGCTTTTTATGAAACTTAGCCTCAAATAAAAAGTTATCTATACATTGTCCAGTTATGGCTTCTATTGTCATAAACTTTGGAGGTGTATGAGCACAGACACTCTTAAGCATGCTGGCTAGAGCTAAAGGAGCTACATAATATCCAGTCTTCCGATCATAAACGATTTTACGTTTAAGAAATTCAACTTCTTCTTTCTTATAGTATTTCCTTTTTGATTCCCAGCCTAGCTTATCTAAATCAGTACCTTGTATTCCCAACTCATGCCAAGCTTTCAGGACACCCTTGACATTCATCTCTGGATATCCTCTCTTGACATTAGCTATAGAATCATCCCCATATGTTCTTAAACATACAACTTCCCTAAACTTCTTTTTAGTATCTGGGTAAATATAATAATAAGCCATTCTATAATTTAAAGAATTTATTATACTACCTAACATAGAAGTAATAGGGGTACCGGATGGGATAATCCCGGGTAAAACTACCAATTCACCATTCGAAACAGTAACAGAATAAAGGAGACTATGTTTCAATCCTACTATAATACGGCGATCTTCTGCTGACAAGTTACCATACTTCAATATAGGTTCGAACATAATATCTATTGCTGCTTCTACCAATTCAAATAGCGTTGTTAAATCGAAATTTTTGAGATCCAACGCTATTATATTTTCTTTTTTCTCAAATCCTAGCCACTCGGCAGCCATTTTAGTCCAATCAATTCCATGAGGATTGATTCCAACTGTAGTTTCTGTCAAGGGTGTGTTCAGACAATAAAACCTACAAGTTGTTAATAGATACTCTCGAATTAACATTTGAGTTACTGTATCTGAGGTATAAAATGAACGTACTTTTCCCTCATCTATCTTAGTATTCAATGTTGCTTCATTTTTGAGCATCTGGACTACCAAGTGGCAGACCCATTCTCCTTTAGACATCTTTTCTTTCACATCCGAGTACTCTTTGATGACTTCGTCATTAAAAGCCCAGGTTCCATCAGACCTTTG